TGGAGAAATAGTAATTATGGCAGAAAGAATTGTATCACCTGGAGTATTCACAAGAGAGAATGACCTCTCTTTCTTAGCTCAAGGAATCGGAGAAATAGGAGCAGCATTCGTAGGACCTTTCAAACAAGGACCGGCATTTGTTCCAACAATTGTAAGAACTCAATCTGAATTTGAGGATAAATTTGGTACACCTGATGGAACTTACTATACAGAGTACGCAGTTCAGAACTATCTTAGAGAGGCTGGAGTTGCAACTATTGTAAGGGTAATGGATACCGGTGGTTATACTCAAGTAGACCCAATTGGTCTATTAGCTAGTGGTTCGGATGGAACTGTTAAATTGGCGGCAACTCTTCACTCAACCGCAAATGGTGATGACGAAGTTGGATTTGGTACATTTAATGTAATCGCTGATGATTCAGTATCTGGTTCGTTCTTAGTTAGTGGTAGTGGTATTGGATGGGTATCTTCATCTTTATTATCATCAGCTACAAATGATGTAAGTGATGTATTTGGTGAATCACCATTTGGTTCTAAAGCTGGATACACTTATACTTACTTCTCTGATGTTGTTGATGATATTAGTTTCTCTAATGATTCTGAAGCAGGTCCTGTAATTGGATTGGCATTAGCAGACCAAGTATTTAGTGGAGGTGTATTGAGTGATACTGTATCTGCAACTGGAGCATCTCCTGCAAACACTCCATATGTAAAATCACAACTTATTTCTGGTGAGAGATATGATTTGTTCCGTTTCCACACTTTAGGATATGGTAACAACGAAAACACAAGATTCAAAATTTCAATCTCCAATGTAAAAGCAGCCGGTGAAGATGGTGGTACCGATTATTCAACTTTCTCAGTAACTGTAAGAGCATTCTCAGATACTGATAAGAGAAAATCAGTATTAGAAACATTTAATAATGTAAACTTAGACCCTGCATCTCCAAACTTTATCGCAAGAAGAATTGGTGATAGATTCTCTACAATCAATTCAGATGGTAAAATTACCGAATATGGTGATTGGTTGAATAACTCCAAATATATTAGAGTAGAAGTTAAAGCGGCAGGAACATATCCTGTATCGGCTGCACCATTTGGACATGGGGCATATACTAACCCAATTTATGTTGGTGGAACTGAAACATTAGTACCAGCAGCAGTTTATCAAACGGGTTCGGTTATTAATACTGCTGGTTCTCCAATTTACTATGCTGGTTTCAATTTCGAAACTGCTGGTGTTAAGATTGATAACTCTAACTATTTGGCACCACTTCCTGATAACGCAACTGTTGGAGCGAATGTGGACTTTGGATTTGATTCTCAACTATCTTATGTAATGAGTGGTTCTGATTCATCTGATATGGTTAAGAGACAATTTACTTTAGCATTCCAAGGCGGTTTTGATGGTAAATCTCCAGCGGTTAAAATAGCTAAAGCTGGTGATACCGAATGGGGTATTTCAAACACACAAGGATTTGATTGTTCATCTACCGCAGCTAGTGGATACACTTCATACGCTAAAGCATTGAACGCAATTTCAAACGCTGATGAGTGGGATATCAATATGTTGGTAACACCTGGTATTGTAAGAACATTACATTCATCAGTTGTAACTAAAGCAATTGATGTTGTAGAAGCTAGACAAGATGCATTCTATATTTCGGATTTTGCTGATTACAACACTTCTATAAATGATGTAACAACTCAAGCATCTGCAGTAGATTCTAACTATGTTGGAACTTACTACCCTTGGGTTAAGACAGTAGATACGAATACTAACAAACTAATCTCAGTTCCACCTTCAGTATTACTACCAGCTGTTTACGCAGCAAATGACGCTATCGCAGCTGAATGGTTTGCACCTGCTGGTTTGAATAGAGGTGGTATCGTAGGAGCAGTATCAGTTCTTAATAGATTAACACACTCTGAAAGAGATACTTTATACGAAAACAAAGTAAACCCAATCGCAGCATTCCCTGGACAAGGTATTGTGGCATTCGGACAGAAAACTCTTCAGGACAAAGCATCGGCATTGGATAGAATCAATGTAAGAAGATTGTTAATCGCTGTTAAGAAGTTTGTAGCATCTACATCTCGTTATTTAGTGTTCGAACAAAACACCGCTCAGACAAGAGGTAGATTTATCAACACTGTACAACCTTACTTAGAGGGTATCCAACAAAGACAAGGATTGTACGCATTCAAAGTGGTTATGGATGAGACTAACA